CCCCGCCGTGTATCACGTCAACCGTGTAGCCATCCCTGCGCAACTCCTCGTACAGAATCTCAATGGCATGGCGGTATGGGGCGAACACCAACACCTTATGGCTGGATTCGTCAATGACTTCCTTGAGCACAGCCGTGCGACTGCTTGCGTCGAACGACACGATCTCGCCACTATCGGAATAGACCGCGCCACAGGAAATCTGTAAGAGTTTGTTCAGCTTGGCGGCCGCATTGATCGCAGTGACTTCCTCCCCTGCCGCTTGCATGGCCATCACCTTGCGAAGCTTCTCGTAGTAGCGCACCTGCTGTGGTGTCATGGGAACTTCCCGCTCTGCGTACAGCAAGTCTGGCAAGTCAAGGCACTGCTCTTTGGTGAACCTGATCGCAGGCTGAAGCAGTGTGCTGACCGTCTGCTCTGCATCCCGTTTGGGTGCCCACTTGAACTGAGTGATCTTGTTCATCACCTGATCGCGGTACATGGTGAAGCTTCGGGGTGTAGCCGATGGGTTGACTAGCTTTGCCAGACCATACGCATCAAGGGGCGACTGCGATGCAGGCGTACCCGTCAACATCCACAACCACATGTTTGGCTTAAGTATCCGGTTCAGTGTCTTCCAACGTGTGGTGGTTGCCGTCTTGTAGGCGTTGGCCTCATCGATTACCACCATGTCAAAGCCTGCCTTGATGATGTCGTCTTCCACGATGGGCATGCCGTCATAGTTGATGATGACGAACTCCGCATCAGAATGAATTACTTGCTGCCGCTTTTCTTTGCTGCCATAAGCGATACCAACCTTGCGGTGCATGGCACCCTTGAAGATGTCGTTCTGCCACGCTGACTGCATGATTGACAGGGGGCAGATAATCAGCACCCGCTTGATGTGCTTGGTGTTCATCAGGTAATCACACGCCCATGTGATCGATAGCGTCTTGCCTGTGCCGGGTTCAGAGAAGCAGAAGGCTCTTCTGTGCAGAGTAAGAAACGCGGCTGTTTGTTTCTGGTGTGTGAATGGCTGGTAGATACCGGGCCACTTGTATTTGGCAACGATGGGTGAGGGTACGTTCTTGACCTTCAGGTTCTTCAGCACCTGCGCTTCTTCCAAACCCCAGTGCACCATCACTGTACTGATGGGGCCTTCCTCAAGCAACGCGCTCTTGGGTATCACGTTCAGAACCTTGTACGGGTTCTTTAATCTAAGTTTTAATGCTTTTCCGTCAATGATTTCCATACGTACTCCAATGCAAAACAGACCGAAAGTGACATCCACTTTCGATCGCTATGTGACACCTTACGGGTGTCAATCGGCCAGATCATCTAAACGGAAAGTGAAGACTCTGACTGGTGCGGTTTAAGGGTTCAACTTTTAAACACCCCCGTACCGCCACTCACACCTGACGCGGTACGTATTCCTTATTTCTTCTTGGGCTTGTTTACCTTCACAGTGTGGTCGCTGTTGCGACTGAATGAACGGTTGGCACTCGGCGTCTTGAGTTGCAGGTTGCTCTTGGCCGTACTTCCACCCTTAGATAAAGGGCGCTTGTGGTCAATATCTTTTCCCTTACGGTCAATGCCTTCTCGGTCGTATAGGTCACGCGCTTGTTCACGCTTTCTTCTTGTAGGTAATTCATTTCTATCCAACTGTTGTTGGTATTCTTTCTTGTATGGTCTTGGTTTGTTTACATAGGGCATATCATTTCCTTCCACAGTGGGCGCAGGATGACACCCAGCAGTAATTTTTACACAAACCGTTGGGTTTTGCATTCCAAATATCTGCGCTGTAGGCACCTTCCAACATCATCACTTTGGGCATCCAGTTGCCCCAGTACCTGTGCTGTTGTTCCACCTCATAGACGGACGGCACGAACTTGTCTTCTGCTAGGAACAGCAAGCCGCCCTTGACCTTCTTGACTTCTGGGAACATCTTGAACACAGCAAGTGCCATGAGTTCCAACTGCCCAAGGTCAGCGTAGCGGGACTTGCCAAGCTTGTAGTCAACCACACGGGCTTCACCCTTCTCACGGTCAACGATCAGCAGGTCAGCCACGCCACGGAACCAACAGTCAGGGGCAAAGAAATCGCAGGGCTCCAACTTCTCAGTCAGTGCCATCTTCAATTCACAATGCTTCTCACCGGGGATTTTGATTAGGCTATCGAGCGCGGGTTTGATGAAGGCAAACTTCTCAGGAATTTCCTTGCCATCCCGTATGTACAACGCAGCAGCTTCATGCACTAGCTTGCCGTAAAGGGCTTGCTCGCCCTCTGGTTCCTTGATGTCCTTGAGTACCTTGGTGTGGTAGAACTTCTTGGGGCATGTAGTGAATGTCTTCAGGCTACTGAATGACCATGCGGGAATCTTTGCCATCAACAATCTCCGTAACTCAAACCCATACCGCTTTCGCAGTTGACTGGTAAACCTTCAGCCCATGACGGAACCCAGCGCATACAGGATTCCACATAAGCCCGCGCTTCATCGGCTTCTTCTTGCTTAGCAACAATACCAATAGCATCGTGCACGGTGAGCACGACCTTGTATCGCTTAGCAATTTTCAGCATTTGATCGCCAATGATACACCTTGCAATGGCTTGTGTGAAGTTCTCAACGACTTTTCCACCATAAATTTTATTGGGGCCGTTGCGTGTGGTGTACACGAACTGCCGCTTGTCATCTTGAACCACTTCCACCAGGCCGTTATAGTAGATGTGTAGCCCGTTCGGGAGGAGGATGCCTTTCTCATTTACTGTGAGCAGGCCATCTTTACCCAGCTTCATGGTCATGCCACGGCTCATGCAACGCAAGGCTTCCTGTGACTCACGCCACAGCAGTGGGATCATGGGGTAAGTGTGACGGTAAGTATCAATGATCCTTTTCGATTCTTCCGCCTCGATGTCCACACCGAACGTCTTAAGCTGAACCTTGAACTTGGGCGCACCCATCCCGTAGCCAGCGCCAAGGATAGTGGTCTTTCCGACGAACCTTTCATTCGCTGCAATTTCTTCCGTAGCTTTGCCATAGATAGCCGACGCCATGATTTTGTATACGTCCTTGCCATTGGTAAACGCCTCCACTAAGTCATCCTGACCTGCCTCCCAAGCCAACGTACGGGCTTCGATCTGTGCAGAGTCAGCATCAATGAACACATAACCCTCGGGTGCGAGGATCGCCTTCTTCAGCTTGCCTGCGTTCGGCCCACGGCTAGGTAGGTTCTGCAGGTTGACTGAATCGGTACCGCCCCACCGTCCGGTGTGGGCAGCGTAGTACTTCAGGGGCACAGGGAATGCCCCACGTTGGCTGATGTCGATGAACCGCTGTGTGCGGGTTTCCTCAAGCGTTGACTTGGTTCCGATGCGTGCGGCGCACAGGGCTTGCACCCGTATATCTTCATGCTCAAGCAAAGCCTTGAACGGCTCGTCACTCTTGGCCAACGCCAGTGTGGGCTTGCCTGTGGTCATGCTGATCTTGATGGGGGGTTCCACCCCCAGACCCTTGAGCATCTCGGCAAACTGATTGTTGCTCATCAACGTCTTACGTACTTCAGCTTTGGTTTCATCGTCACCAAGGATGTGCTTGACTGCAAGGTCTTGCTTGCCCACGGCTTTCAGTGCGCTGACCAAATGCCCTTGCTTCTGCGCGGCAGTGTCTTCGAGGTGCAACGCCAAGGCTTTGGTATCCAGACGTAACACAGGGTCGATGAACATACTCAGCGTCAGATCGATCAGCTTGAGTTCGCTCTTGGGGAACCCTGCGCCCATCATCATTTGGAAGATGTCGTACGTTAACTCAACGTCATTCTTGCAGTACTCACCATAGTCACGCATCGCGGAAGGGGCGAAGTCACGGCGGGTCATACCGATGGCGTTGCCCACCTCCGTACCCTTGACACCCACCTTGTAGCGCTCAGCCATGGCTTTGAGAGATACGCTAGCTTCTACGCCATGCAAAGCGCGGCCCATGCTCATGGTATCTAGCCAGCCCTTGGGCTTAACATCGTATCGCCACGACAGGATCGCACCATCGAACATGGTGTTGTGTGCAAGCACAAGCGAGTCTTCCCAAGGCAGGCGGTCAAGCACCTGCGCCATGTGGTCATCGTTACCTGTGATCCACTTAGTAGGGCCATCGTTGATCTTGTACGCAAAACCAATCACCTCGAACTTGTCATCACGCACGTACTCTTCCGTACTGATCTTGGACAGGCTGTACTTCTGGTCGTAGTAAGTTTCGAAGTCAATTGTTATCAGGTTCATTTTGTCTCTTTACAACTTTTGCAGTTTGTTCGTTTGCATATAGTGCCCGAGCATCGGTGTACCCCGCTATGATGCCGCCGTTATCAACCGCAAGTGTGTTTGTACCAAGCAAAGCGTTTTGGCCGGGCGCGTTGAATGTGGAATTAGACCAACTCTTGCCCCACTCATCTTCCATGATCTGCAACGCATGTCGCGTAATATCTGGGGCAGACATTACAGATGACCGTTTAGAAATGTTGAGCTTTTTGCCTTGGGTCTCATTACCACTCAGTATGTTTTTCAGGAACTCACGCTTTTGTTGCTCAAGGTAGATGGCTTTGTACTTGGTTGTAATGGCTTCCAATTCATGAGGCTCCAGTGCCCAGAGCGAACGCGCACCGCTACTTTCTGTATCACCCATTGCGGCATCAACGATGCCGTTCACCAACGTAGCCCATCTAAAGTTTGGCGCTCGTTGCATAAATTCTTCTGGGTTGGTATCCATGCGATCCAATATCAGTTTCACAAACTCACACAGTTCTGTGTTCATTTAAAAGTTCCTTCAATTCCGTTAAGTTATCTTCTCTTGCAACAAAGGTCAGGCCATCGGCGTTCATGATCTTGTCAAGCTCACGCTTTTGTAACTCAGTCAGTTGACCCTTGCCTGCCTTGCACTCGATGGCTACGAACTTCCCATCCATGCAGCAGATGATGTCGGGTATGCCTTGCCTGCCGTATCCATTAGCAGGGGGCATGAAGTAATAGATACCCATCACGTCAAGGATGGCACGCACACGTGCCTTGACTTTGACTTCAGGTGTCTGCGCCATGGTTCTTCCTACTGTTTGCTTCAACGTACCTTGTCAGGTTGACCTCGGGGTGGCCAAAGGTTCTGCCGTCATTGGCAATCTCTTTGTTCAGCAAGCCAAACGCCCACAACATTTTGTGGTACCCGTAATGATCTATGACCTTTGCCACATCAGGTAGCACAGCCGCGCTTGGGTCTGAGGCCAGTATGAGATACAACAACCGCAAGGTCATCCAATCTTTTTTATTAAGTTCCATCAGTAGCCCCGCACTTCTCTGAGTTTCTTCATGTAATGCTTGGCCTTGCCTTCGTCATCGCTTCCGTCTTTGCGGCCTGTACGCATGGTGTACTTGATGATGTTGCCTTTGAGGAAGCCTTGAAACTCTTCGTCGGTAAGTACCATCTCCATCACAGCCCACGGTTGCACGGCCATGTCTTTGTAGTGTGAGCCGCTGACCTGCATATCATCAGCGTTTAACTCAGCGTTCAGTTCGGGGAATAATTCCATTTGTGTTTCAATATCAATCATTTATTTCTCTCTTCCGTTTTAAAAATATGGTGTCTGATGGATTGTTCAGACGCTCGATCTCTCGTTCGTAGAACTGCTTGGGCATGGGCGCTTTCTTTTCTAGCAACTCACGCAACCAATCCAGTCCGCCCAGTTGCTGCAGCACCATCCATTGCTTGTCACTTAAACGTACGTATCGTACCTTTAGGGGGGCGGGTGGCTTTGGCCTCGGCATGTATGAGTACTCCTTCATGTTTGTTGGGTTGACGTTCCTTGGCGCGGGTGAACGTGCCGAATTGTTTGTAACCTAGATCTTCTTCTTTCTTGATCTGGTTGCTTGGGTTCTTCGTACGGAAGTACGGGTCTTTCAAAAAGATACTGGGGCGGTCAACTTGCGCCAACTCTTCCCACGGGTTTAATACATTACTCATTCGTCAAACTCCTGCATCAAAAGGTTTAGCTTCATGCGCTCTATCAACCACAGCACATCGCCGCCGTCAGCGTATGTAGAAGCGAAGTATTCGTTGCCTTCGGTGTCGTAACCACAGATTACAAAACCTTCTAGCTTTCCCTTGCTGTTCTCAAGCACGATGTCTGGGTCAAGGTTAAGGCGGGTAATACCGCCGAATGGAATTACGTTACCCATAATTTTTCTCTTTCAGTTTAGCTTCAATTGCGCGGGCGAGTTCCATGTTGTTGGCCCACCCAACACGATAGATTTCACCAATCTCTTCGTTGGTTAAGTTGATCCATGTGCGCTGTGGATACAAAGGCAACACCTGACCAAGCGGTGTAAACAAAGGGCTGTCTTTGTCTGTGCTGACCATGCCGTTAGTTGGGTCGTACCATGCTATTTGTTTCATGTGTTCTTCTCCTTGAGTTTGGCTTCGATGGCTCGGGCTATCGCCACTTCTATTTTGCATTTTGAACAAGCGCCACACACTCCGCATGGGCTTGACCCGTCATCGGACTCATCATAAATTTCATACAACTCTTCTTCCGTCAACCCCTCCCACTCACGGTCATCGAGTTGCTCCATCAAATCGCACAGCCCTGCGAAACAAGTAGGGCAGAAAGCTACAGGCAGTATCCCAAGGTAGCCCTGTATCCCACCCTCGTCGTCAGTGAAATCACATTGGCAGATGGTGCACTTGTGGTCTGTACCCACGTGGCTTAGCCCTTCGATCATGTGTTTTCCTTGCGTGTCATCTCATGCAACGCTTCCTCAATGTGGCCCATGTGATTGCCCGACCATGCGTCCCACGTTGCTGTGCGCTTTTGGTTAATCGTCAGGTCACCGTTGGGGCTATGACGTAGCAACTCCCCCATGTCTTTGCAACTTGCAGTGAACTGCTTGGGTGCCTCTTGGTCGGGGCAGATTGTGTATGTGTATGGTAGTTTTGCCATGGTGTTTACAGCGGTGCGTCCTCTTCATTCTCAGGGTTGAACTTAGCTTTGCGTTGGTCTTTGTGTTTGGGGTTTGGGAATGGTGGGAAGGGCCATGTCATAACTTATCTCCTTTTAACCAAACGACAAAGTCTTTGCATTTTTTCTTCCAACCCCAATTACTTGTGTGGGCTTGAGACATTGTTTGTGGTCTATAAAATCTTGGTTTGTGCTTCAACCCGCAAACATCCATTGGGTGGTCTGGGGTTGCGGTGTAGTTTGTGCAATCGTGGCAATAGCGGGCTTTAGTCATGTGTTCTTCTCCTTGAGTTGATAGTCTTTAAAAACAGTTCCTTTGCTTGCATCACCTTTCCAACATTCACTCACCCAACCGCGCTTTCCTGATTTGTAAGTGCGCCAATGTCCACGCACTTGATGGCGGCGTGGCGTTGCGTGTGTACCACCTTGCGGGTCATTCTTTTGTTTTG